TACTTTACTTGTTCCACCACTATCACCAACAACATCAACATCAATACCAGTAGTTGTAATAGTTCCACCACTTGCACCTGTTACATTCATATCTAAATCTATACCTATTTGTGTATCTGTGCCTGTCGAAACTCCACCAACTCTATCATAATCAATATGCAAAGGCACATTTGCTGTTGATGCAGTAGCACTATCAACATCATAATCTATTGTTTGCTTGCTAGTAAATGTATTTGCTAACTTTGTTGCTTTAGTTGCTAATTGTGTAGCAATTGTATCAGTACCGATATCGTCAAGCATATTTATTTCCGCAGCAGTAATATTAGAAGAAACTAGGTTTTTACTAGCATCAGTAACAACTGCCCTACTTGCAGTTAAACCACTAAAATTAGCACCAGTAGCAGCAATAGCATCATTAAAAGTTGCTTTACCTGCTTCGGACATATCCAATGTTAATGCAGTTATTCCACTACCGCCATCATTTCCTTTAAAAATAATGTCTTTATCTGAGACAGCAGAAGTAATTTCTGTATCGCCACTATTTGAAGCAATAGATAAAGTTTCAGTATAGCCCGAAGAATCATATCCTACACTTAATGTATTCTCTTTTTTACTTGTTGTAAAGTATTGAACCATTCTTGTTGATGTTGAAGTAGCATCATCGGCAGAACCCCCTACAACTTTAATCAAAGCGATAGGAACATCACCATCAACAAAAGCAGGAACGGCATTAGTTGTTGTATTAGCACCTCTTAGCACCATAGTATCATTACTTCCACCACCATCAATAGCAACTAAAAACAAATATATGTCAGAAGAAACTGGAGTAATATCTACTGCACCAGTTCCCGAATTATATGAAGTATTCATGTTAGTTGCAGATAAAGCATCTACTGTATGTAATTTACCATCTCTATATACTTTACCGGCAGTAACAGCAATAGTTGTAAAACTACCACCATCAGCGAAAGTAATATTAAAATCACTTGCGGTCTTAACTGCATAGTTTCCTCTAAGTGCTTGACTTAATGCTTTTACTAATCCAGTATGAGGAAAATCAATTGAGTCAGTTATTTGTGTTGTTGGCGTACCGGAAAGGGTGCTGTAAAAATAAGGATTACTAACCATTTTATTCTACCTCCAAAAAGAAAAAGAGTTCTAGTGTTTCACTTGTTCCGAATGGGCCAAGTCCATCAAAATTATGTCGAATCAATAAGTTACCCGAAGAATCAAATATTCCTGCTTCTCTAATAACTGAACTTGACATTCCAGCAGCATTTCCAGAAATACTCAAATGAACCTCAATAGTATTTTCATCCGACTTAGTTGCTACTAAAGAAACTGTTGTTCCTAAATCAACATCTAAAGCAGTTTGTGTAGAATATGTTGAATTACCGCCAACTCCAATTTTACCATTATTTACTAATGTGCCTTGTATGTGAGTTGCAATCAATTCTTTCATTTTATCAGTTATCAAAATTCTTCCTCCAATAAATCTGTCGTTGTTGTGCCAGCCCCTACAAACCCAAGTGTGAAGGTTCCCGTATTTAAAGCCCCGCTAAATCCTAGTTTTGTTCCTGCTGTGGATGCTCTTTTTTGAGCAACAAACTTAATCAATTTTAAATTAACATCATCTAAGAAATTTAATTCTATTTTATCAGGAACATTTCCTGCAATTTCCGCTAATGTTTGTTGTTGAGTTATTTGTATTTCGGCAAACCTGTCTTCTAACTGTTTGCTATATCTACCTAACTCTAGAATTAACATCCCTCTCATAGTATGAGTTATTTGCAATACTAAATATTCTGCAAACTTTATATTTTCTCTAGGCAATTCTAAAGACACAATATCTCCTGCTTTCAATTGACCTAATCCCTTATGCCCAACTTCAACTTTAAGTTTGGAATTAAATTCACCATGTAGTTTCAAAAGTTCATTTGCTCTTTTATCAACTTCTTCTTGTGTTACTAATTGAGCATCATATTCCCTTAAAGACTTCACATTTATTTTATTTATGCTTTTTAAGTTTTTCTTTGTGCCTTTGTGTTCATTACCAACAACAGTTACGCTATTGCTGAAGTTATACATTGTATTTAATTTTTCTACTCTAAAAACATCAATGTTAGTATTTTCAGTACTTATATTAACTCCCGAAAAGTTATCAATGCTAGTTTTATCAACAATAGTTAAAACTCCATTTACTTCTGTCAGTGCTTTATTCTTTTTACTCATGATAAAATTGATTGCTTGGAATAAATTTACTCCTTTAAAATTAGGTGCTAAAAAGAAAGGATATCCTGTATTCTTTGTTAAAGAAAAATCAATATCGTTTTCTTGAAGCATTTCTTCTATTAAATCTTCTGCTTCTCTACAAATGCTAACACCTGTACCTATGGTCGCTCTTTTAGCACTATTAGGTATTTTTCCTTCAACTGTCAATTCTATAATTTCCGAAACAGAAGGAATGCCTAGCATTTCTTTTTGTTCTCCAATAGACATATAATAACCAATTGATGTACTATCTTTACTAAATGTAATTCCAGTAACATTAGTATTTTCTCCATCTGCAATACATATTGTTTCTTTTGATAATCCATCGTCATTCAAATTCCAAATATTTGCTAATTTATCCGGTGTTCTTATTACTACATGGTCTGCTGTCGAAACATCATTAGGGTCAGCAACTACATACATAGATAAAACTGCTTCTCCTTCACCTGCTAATGTTCTTTTACCGGAACCTCCTTGAACAAAATAACTATTTGGAGTATCATACATAGAATCCCTATAAGGTTGTTTTGTGTACCTTGACGAAAGTTCATTTAGTTTTATATCACTAGGGCTAAAATCATAAAAACAAGTATGGTTAGGTTGAAGTATTCTATAAAAAATATCTCCGGAAGCCAAAGTATCATCTAATGTGATAATATGAATATTTGTTGTGCTATTTGTTATATCTATTTCATGAGACATAACATAAATTAATTTGTCGGGAGTTACACCATTTAAACTCTCTCCATCTGAGTGAGTGCCTAAAGATATGCTATCTGCATCACTTACAATATATTTTCCATTTTCCGGTGCTAAATAACAACCTGTTAAATCTACCATATCTAACCAAGGGAAATTTGAGGAACCTAATACTATTCGGACAACAGTTGTATTATTTGGCCCTTTGTCAGTAGATAATACATCTGCTGCGCTATTTATTTTAACTAACGCTTTAAAGCCAAATAACACACCATCTGCATCAGTATATAGATTTGTTCTTGAAGTTCCTGTATCTTTTTTACTAGCATAATCTCCATCTAAAGAAATACCGTATATTCCAAATTCATCTTCTACTGTTCTTAAACTCATTCCTAGAACTCTTGGGCAACACATTCCAATATCTGCATTAGCAGTCGTTCCTTCTTCGATATTAAATCTATCAAAAATTATTGGCATATGGTGTTTATATAACCTTTCTCCCAGTAGAGTGCTACTTGCCCCAAAAGAATTACTTGTTTGTAATAATTCAGTGAATCCGTTTCTAAAAGTATTTAATACTAAAGAAGGTTGTCCACTACCTGCTAATTTTACAGCAGCAGAATCCGAATCAATATCAATAGGCAACCATAAATTAGGTTGTCTTGCACTTGCATTTATTGTTCCTGCTAGAGTATTACTGCTATACTTAGTATGAAAATCACTACCGGATTTCCCATACATACTTGAAGTATTATTTGTCATAATTGCACTTTTAAGTAAATGTATGTCGTCATCAAAATTAATAAAAGTATCTTGTTTTCCATGCCCTTTAATTGGCCCATATCCACTATCTGCATTTGTTAATCTTACTGATGGTATGATGAATAATGGCGTACCTGTCCCACTTGCAGCAACATAATAATCTGCTCCACCGCTACCATCGTTTATTGTTTTAAATATATTCTCATCACAAGTAATGTCTGTTGTTGAAACACTATCAACAACTCCCATAAATTTACCTGCCGAATCAACAATAACATCATTAGCAGAAACAACTGGATTTCCACTACATCTAATTACTTTTGAAGAAGGTATAGAACGAGCATATATGGCATTAGTAGAGGCATCTAATACTGCGCTCTTTCCATGCATTGTATATTGAAATGAAGGGACTACTCTATTCTTAGTTGGTGGATTTTCTGGGTCAAATTGATTAAAAGCAAAATCAAAAACAACTTCTGTTAATCTCATTATTGAAAAGTTTTTAAATGTAGGATTTGCTGAACCTACAGATTTACTTGATGATTTTATTGCACCGAAAGAATATGCTGAATCTTTAGAAGTGATTCTTTTTGTTTCTCCTAGAACATTAGTTTTAGTGTCAGCAGAATCTACTAATAAATTTTCATCCATAAACATTATGCTATACTTAGTCAAATCTCTAGTATTATTAGGATTAAATAAACTATCTATTCTACTTCCAGAATAAGGTAGTAAATCGCAATTAGAAAACAAAAACATTCTTGATGCTTTTGGGTCTTTATTGTCTAAAACATCTTGTGCTATGTATGGGCTTCTTCCTAAAGGTGTAGAATTATAAAGAGTTGGATTAGAGGGAATATAGAAACTGTTCGTATAGGGATAAGTATTTGCGCTGAATCTAAGTTGATTAAGGAATCTAGAACCAGTTGGTGATTCAAAACCTCTCGATTCTATTAAACTATGTCCTATTGAACCTTGAAAATCAGCGCAGGTAATATCAGTTCCTATGATATTATCTTCTAATACTCCATCAATATAAAAACCCGGATTAAATCTATATGCTGTAGAATAATATTTAACTTTGCTTAATTTTTCTCCGTAGAAATTAAATTCTTCCGAACTTGTGTAGCCAGTAATACTAGAATTAACTAAGTTAAAATTACCTTTTTCTATGTTCATTAATCTATAATAAG